TGACGTTCATCATTGCACCTACGCCGCTCATGTCAGGTCACTCCCGGCGATGATCGCTTTGGTCGCGCTAACGCACGTCACGGTAGCTAGCGTATCCGCCCCTATCGTGACTGTATCGCTGCTAGCCACGCCAGTAGCCTCGCCGTCCTTGAACAGCACGACAGAGCCGCTGCCCTGCCCAACTGTAACAGTCCCGGTCTCGCAGTAGATCGTCACTATGTCTCCCGGTGTCAGCGCACTTACGTCGTAGGTTGCTGCTCCGCTGGCGTAGTAGAGAGTCGCGCCGCCAAGCAGTGTGTGAGTGCCGATAGTCGTCCGTGGGTTGGCCCTGCGCACGTCAATAGAGACCGCCCCGTTGTCACCAGTTTCTTGCGTAGTCAGTGACGCGGCTGCAAGTGCAGTGCTGGTTACGACCGTGTCCTGTTTTGCGTTCACAGCGCTCTGCTGCGCAAGCTCAACCCAGTTGTCAGCGTGTGCGAAGTAAGGCTTCCCGGTATCGTGCGTGTGCGCAAACATGCCGTGGTAGGTGCTAGCAGTTGGCAGGTTAGCAAACGTGCTGTAATTGGCGGCGTAGGTAATGTTGTTACCGCCAAAGTCGGCTGCTGCGTTTGGTTGCAGCGCTGTGTCTGCTGTCACGCCTTGCGCTGCGGTGGCATAGTCGCTTGCGGCAGTAGTGGCTGCGGTGCCAAGCCCCAATGCTGAGCGCGACTGGTCAGGCGTCCTGTTTACCCACTTGGCCGGGTTGCTGCCGTCGCGAACAATGAAGTCGTTTTCAGCCAGTGTGCCAAAGTTTGCGTCGCCGACCGCGCTGAGCGTTGCAGCCGAGTTGACCTGCACGGCATTGTTGAGCGTGACCCACACGCCGTTGCCAGCGTCGTAGAACTTCAGATTGTTTGACGTACTGTTGAAGTACAGGTCGCCGTCAGTCAGCGCGTCGCCGTTACCGTCAACAGTCGGGTCCGCGCTGTAGGCTCCGAGGTACGTCCTGTTAAACGCTTCAAGCGCTGCGTTCGCTGCTGCCGCGTTTGTCGCCGCGTTAGCAAGATGCGTCAGGTACGCAGTGCCGCCGCTGTCAGTGCCAGTCGCCAGCGTGCCGATGTTGGCGGATTGCGGCGCAAGGCTTGTCACGTCACTGCTGACCCCTGCCAGCGTGTTGACGTTCGCGATGGACCCCGCGACTGTGCCGATAGTATCTGATCCGCTTAGGTCCGCTGCGACAACGCCAATGTCAGCTTGGTCAGCGGCCACGGCGTCCACGTTGGCGATTGCGCCACCCACGGTGTTCACGTTCGCTATCGACCCAGCCACCGTGCCTATTGTGTTCGAACCGCTAAGGTCCGTTGAGACAACGCCAATGTCCGCTTGGTCCGCCACGACAGCAGTCACGTCGCTCGCGATTCCGGCCACAGTCGTGATGGCTGGTCCTATGCCGCTGTCCACGTCCACCTTGCGCACAGCGTCGTTGTTGGCTGTCGGCTGCGCGAGGTTCGTGATGCGCAGGCTGGTCGCGTCCCACGCTGTGTCAGTTACGTTCTTGCCCAAGGCTTCCTGCGTGTTCCGCCCGAACTCTTGCAGCGCATAGTTTTGTTGGTTGAGCAGCAGGTTGATGTCAGCAGCACGCAGGCTCACACCGTCCACGAATGTCGTACTCAATGTCGAGATGTCGGTAGCGCGGCTGACGGTAACTGTGAAGTTGACCGGCAGCGGTGTGGGCGTGTTGTCAGTGATCGTACCGTCAGCTACCACGCGCGCCTTGAAGCTACCGTCTAGGAAAATCTCAAAGTCAAACGCGCTGACTGCGTTACCGCTTGCGTCAAACACGCTGACTGCAACGTCTGCTTCGCGCAGGAAGGGGAACGTAATGGCAAACTCAGTCGTGCTGCCATCCGCCGTGTATGTGTTCGGATTGTAAACCATCAGTATCTATTCCTTTGGCGTAAGTACATTGAGACCACCTGACGGCGGCTTACCCGCTATTATGGAGCTTACAGTGTTGGTGAATGGCTTGATGTACGGCAGCTCGGAAGCACCGCCTGATATAACACGCGCAGCCTGCGTAGTCGAACCTTCGGTAGCCCGTCCGGTCGCCAGTCTCGCCAACCCACCCAGCGCATCTACGCCTGCGTGGACTACACTGACAGTCGGCGCTGACGGTATCGCACCGCGACTTACGGGCGTTCCCGTAACCATTGAGCTAACGGCACTAATTGGGTACGACGCGACACTCAGCGGTGCTGAAATGCTAGGCATGTAGCCGATGCTGAACATCAAGACGTTGGCTGGGTTGAGTGCCTTCTTGAACCGTTCGCGACGTTTTTGCTCAGACATGCCTAGTGTCGTGACATACGTGCGCGAGAAGTACATGCCGAGGCTCGCTAGGAACGTGGACATAAGGACCAAATTAGCGGTCTCTGCGTCGCCGTTCTTGTAGCGTGCCAGTAGCGATACGCCCTGCTTCTCAAGGGAGTTAAAGGCGTATGTCTGAAACTGCATAAAGAACTTGAGCATCCCGCCTTGCATCCACGCTGGCGCAAAGCCCCGGTTAGCTTCCTGCACGACCGTGTACATGCGGTCCATGATTGCTGACTCAAGCTCGCGCGCTAACTTGCTAGCTTCTGGCCCATCGTCTGCCCAACGGTGCAGGCCGAGGCTGCGTACTGTGTCAGTGTCAGGGTTCACAGCCGCGTACTTGTCGATCAAGCGCTTGGCAAGTTGCTGCTTCTCGGGCGAGTCGAGCCTGTAGTTTACCTCGATGTCGTGCTGACTGAACGGGTTGCGCTTGCCCTGCGCCCAGTTACGCAGACGGTTCATAGAGCGGCTGTAGGTCAAGACGCGCATTGCAGTGGTTGACGGGCGCAACAGGTTTGCCTTCATCATCATGTTCCGAAAGTCGCTCGATGCGTTGTAGACCTTAGCGTCCATCGTGTTGCGAGCCACGCGGAACTCCATGTCCACGTTGTCAAAGCCACGCGCGCTAGCCGGGTCAAAGTCCAGTAGTGCCAGCACGTCCCCAAGGAACTCGTCGTCAACCTGATCGCCACGCCCGATGCGCCGCATGGCGTCCCACACTTCTGTCACTTGGTTCAGCTCTTTGAGCGTAGGCATACCCATCTGCGCAAGCATGCTCACTGCTTCCGGTATCTGCGCGAACACGACACCCGGTAGGAAAACGCTAGTGGCGAAGTTCTTTGCAGACCCCAACCAAGTCCCGAACGGTGTGTCTAGGCTAGTGCTGTTTGCCGTTACCCACTCGGGTACGTCAATCATCTTGCGCAAAGCGAATGCGTCGCTGTACCCAGCGTTCTGTAGGATGTCGTATATGGCGGAATTGACGCGCCGTTTTTCTCGGTTGATTGCCGCCTTACCCATCTCGCTTTTGTCCAAAGCATCCCAACGATCTTTCGCCTTTGTCACAATGTCCACTGGCTCTTCAAAGATACCGCGCTGTGCCATGCCGATCTTACGGTTGGCTCCGCGTGAGTAATGGGTCGCTAAGTCAAAGGCGTCATTGTTCAACAAGTCGCTGACCCGTATAGACCCAGACTGGCTCCTACGCTTAACCCCGAGTACCTGACCCATCAGACCGTCTACGACCTCGACGTTTAAGTCACTATCTAAGTCAGCAAGGCGCATCTCGAAAGTGTCATCCATAGCGACACGGGTGTTCAGCGGACTGAACTCGCTAGCCTGCTTGCCCTCCATGCGCTTCGTGAAGATGTCCTTAATCATTTGCTCAAGGTCTTCTTGCAAAATCGTCAGCTCATCATCCGCATCAGACACCCTATTGAGCGACTTGATAATGGACTGCTCCATGTCGTCTAAGCGAATAACTTGGACCTGCTCTGGAGCCTGCTTTCCAGCACCTTTAGCTTTTTCAACAACCGACAGCAGAAACCCCCGCCCGAATTGGTAGAAGTACCGCTCGCTTGCTAACTTCACGTCGTCAAGGTGGTTTGCTAGTAGCTGCTCAGGCGTCAGTTGCTTGTACGAATCTTTACCGCGCAGCTCGATGCTACCGTCCGACAGCTTCTTGGCTATGACGTTTAGGTTGTCACCCTGCTCAGCGCGGATTGCGTTACCGATCAACTTACCCAGCGCTTTGTCGCGCACTGCCGGTGGCATTAGGCCGTACAGCTCGCGGATAATCGGCATGTTCCACTGGCGCGGCGTGTACTCATTGCCCTGCTTGAAGGCCAAGATTTCTGAGTTACCCACGTCGGCGGACTGCTGCTGAACGCGCTTAGTTTCGTAGAACTCATCCCATTTCTGAACTACAGCGTCGAAGTCATCTTTCAGCACGTTTAGCTGCTGGTCTGTAATGTTAAGCTGCTGGGCTGTTGGCTCGACACCCCTGTTCTTGTAGCGCCTGTATTCACCAAACACGTCATTACCCACGTCAGGCGCTAGGTTCGCTTCTTTGAACACGGGTATCAGGGAGTTCTTGGCGAGGTTGAGCTGCAATCGGTCTGCTAAGTCCAGCTTTAGGTACTCGACCGCAATGTCCGTCTCCCGCCCGACAACCTGACCGTTTTCCTCAAGAATGATGCCGCCAAAGCGCTTTACGGTCTCGGCTAAGTCCGCATCGCTAGCCATCATGCCAGCGCGCCGTGGTGTACCCCAATCAAGAAGGTTGCCTAATCCGCTGTCCGCCAAGAACGGCTTAGCCTCAAGGTAGCTGACCCCCGTACCGGCCACGATGTTTCGCTGGATGCTAGGCGTGAAAGTGTCCTTGGCCTTCACCGCACTCTTGCCAGCAATCACGCTGACACCGCCCTCAATCGCCCCGCCGATAAGCGCACGGGTCAGGCTCATACGGTTCTCGTCCATCGCAGCAGACTCAAGGCCCATGATGCCTGTCTCGGCAGCGGAGCCAAGGGCAAAGCCACCCGCCGCCCGTGTCAGCAAACCTGCACGAATGGCCGCTGCTGTGCCGCCGCTAGCCGCGTAGGTGAGCATGCTGAACGGGTCAAAGACGCTAGCTGTAATGTCACTGAGCGCAGAGATGCGGTCCTTGTCGGGCAGCGCCGCAATGTCTTTCGCGCGCTGACGGGTCAGTTCGTCAAGACGGTCTGGCTCTAGCCCTAGTGTACGCATCTCGCCGTACTGGTAGCGAAGGTCATTCAGCTTCTCTAGGCTCAGGCCGTACTCGTTCCCGATGCTGCGCGTGCTGTCCATCTCCTCGTCAGTCAGCGCTTCCGGCTGGTTGAACGGGTTGATCTGCGCGCGGAACAGGTTGCGTTCGTCGTCACCGTGACCGGTCTGGCTCGCTACGTCTAAGATAGGCGCGAGGTAGGACGTCGGGCTGTAGTTCTGAAACTGGGCTTTCGTGCCTTCCCACCAACTGTAGTTCTGTACAGGCGTGTCCCCAAGTACCTTAACCATCTACTAGAACCTCGTATCTGTTTGTCTGGTAGGCTTCGTATGCTTCTTGAATAGCGCGTGTGTTGATACCAACCGGAGCTTGCAGGCCCGAACTCATAGGTATGTCGTCTAGCTCGATGTCCGTTGTTACAATCTCCCCAACGTCATCAGGTAAGACAAAGAAGTAACCGACAGTCGCGCCGGAATCTGGTGAGCGCGGGGTTGGAGCTGTCCGCTCCGTCTTGACGTAACCCTCACCCGATTTTGTCACTACGGGGCGCAGCTCGCTGACTGGGATTTCGCGCTTAGTAGTCTCGCCGTTTTCGTCTATGACTTGAACCGTGATTGACCCAAGGCTGCTAAGGTCCATAAAGAACTCACTGTCTAGGAACATAGCGTTCTGCTCTTTTGCGATAGTCGCGCCGGTTACAGCATCTTGCGCTTCAGAGACAACCCGTGCCGGACGCAGCGTAGCAGTAACCCTGTCATTGTAAGCTAGCGATGTAGAGATACCCCCAAGATCAAGCACTTGCTCCTCTTGTCTGCCGCGAGTCAGAGCAGCGCCATCTGGCGAAATAGAGGCGTTATAGCCGCCTGCTAAGAGGTCTGTCTTAACCTGTGAAGGCCCAAGCTCCGCGTTCAAGTCCTGCAAGACCGGCGTAGCGTGCTGAGCCAAAGATGCTGCGACAAGGCTTGCGTAGTCTTTAGCAACTGGCTTCTCGCCCTTCATGTGGGCGGTTACGATCTTTAGGCCCGTGCTGCCCTGACGGGTAGCCCCATTAGTGGCGGGTACGACCCCCGTGTTGAACAGAGTGCCAAAGCCTTTTGACTGCACCATACCGCTAACAGCTTTATCCAAGTGCGCCATCACTGCTTCTTTTTTTGCACCGGCTCCAAGGTTCACTACTGCGTCAACCAAAAGCGCCGCTTTAACGCTATTGCGCATGGTCATTGGTACACCTGCTAGGTTCACTTCCCCGACGTGATCGAGATAGGTGCTTGGTACATTACTGATCTGCTGCTGCACGTCCCTAAGAATAGCGTGCGGCTTGCGGACACCATCCATTTGCATGAGAACTAGCATGTTCAAGCCTTGGGTCTCACTGAACATTGTAATAGGGTCAGCACCGCTCATTGACATTGCTTGCATGATTTCGTCGTAGGACTGCCGCATCTCGGGTAGCTGTAGCGTTGGGTCAGTAGCGAAAGCCAGCGTCATGACCTGACTACCCACGCCTGCCAGCCCAAGCTGCGAAGCGTACTGCAAAGCAGCAGCTCTTTCTTGCGGGTCATCCAAGCCTACAAAGACACCAGCAAGTCGAGCTGCCCGTTTCTTTTTAATAACGTCTACGTCTACCACAGCCTGCGTGCGCTCAAGCTGCTGCGAGCCTGTGTTCCACGCTAGGCTTTCAGTTTGAGTCGGGATTGGTCCTAACCCTTGCTCAAGAGACTGCTGCTGAAGTTCATTAAAGCGGTTTGCAGCCGCCTCCCCAACCTCAGTGTAGTATCCGCTATCTAAGTTGAACGACACGCCATTGCTTTTCGCCGTTTTGAACGCTTTCAGGGCTGCTTCTGGGCTTTCACTCAGTGCAATGTTGTTTAGGTTTGCTGCTGTGACGACGGGTTTCTGAACCTTCTCAATCTTCTGGATCAACGTGCTAATGGCCGTCACCTGACCGACGTTGAGGACGTCAGGGATGTTGCTCATAACGGTGTTGAGAAAGTCCTTGTCCGCTTGAAGCTGGTCAACGTCACCGACAGTCAGCTCAGACACGTTAGCTTCGGTGATGTCTGCAAACTTAGCCACGTTGTCGATAACCGATTGCACGGCTAGGCCAACCGCTGCTGGGGTGTGGTTAGCACGCACGTCGTCAAAGCCTTCGCCAAGTAGTATTGCTTCACTAATTGCGGCACTAGCGGCTTGAATAAGTGGTCTGTTTGTGCGCGCTTCGCTGTGCGTCTGCGCGAGGGCCATTACCTTTTTACCCACTTCAGTTTTATAGAGTTCGTCTCCCGCGTACTGTTGGTCTATGATTGCGGCAAGGTTCTCGTCTCCACCTGACAGCAAGTTCAAAATTGCAGCTCTGTATGACCCGCCGCCAACGAGTTCGCTAAACCCATCAAAGTCGCTAGCCTCCTCTATTCCAGTAAGCTGAGCCAGCGCCTTGGGGCTTTGCTCGAACACGATAGTCTCGACGCCAAAGCCAAACTGCTCGACCTGCGCGTCTTGCTCAGCCTTGCGAATGCCCTCAACCGCCTTTATGTACGACGCGCGCTCGCGTTGGTAGCTTGCGGTGTTCTGGACAAACCGCTCAGGGTTTGCAGCAATCGCAGGGTTGTCTGACTGCCGCGCAAGCTGCACAGACAGTTGCACACGTTGCCGGTATTCAGCAGTTAGCTCTTGCAAAGGCGTTAAGGGCGTACCCGCTGTCGCGTTTACTCCTTGAGTGGGCAGCCCACTCGCGTCTGGCCTGTCCCCACCCGCACCCAAGCTGAGTACGTCCTGCGCACTGCCATTATTGACGGGTACTCCTAGACCTGCCAAGGCGTCCGCGACGTATGCGTCCCCAGACATAAGGATTGGGCTACTGCCGTCATCTGCTGTGATGTCCACTGCGTGCTGCTTGCGGGAAGGCGTCTCCAACAGCGGCAGGATAGTCTGAAGCGCAAAGTCCCGCTCAGTTACAGAGGTGCCATTGGCCAAGGTCATTACTGCACCCGACGCTGTAGTGGTGTGCGGGGCCATCATCACAGCGCCATCAATCTCACCCAGCGTAGACTTCAAAAGCTCCGCGTAGTCTTGCAGGAACTCAGGGTCATCAAGCAGCGCAATCGCACGCTCATCTTGTGCAAAGAATGGCTCGGTATGGAAGGTGTTTGACACGCCACGACCGTTCTCGCTTGTTGTGCGGATACCGTCTGAACCGAACAAACCGTAATCGTCATAGCCGTAGTCAGCCATCAACTTGACCATACCATGTGCGTAGCTCGACGCGGCCTGTCGCTCCTCACCCGTTGCATTATCTGGCACAACGACCATTGCGTAAAAGCCGTCTGTAATACCGTCAGCGCTGTTAAAGTCTAAACTGACGCGACGCTCACCATCCTGCAAAGGCCCGTACTCGTCACGGTCTCCCTTGAACACTTTGAACTGACCGGCGTTGTTACGGACGAGTCGGCCTGTTTTGTAGGCTGTCTCGCCTTCGTCAAACAGTTTGCCAACGGGTAGGTCGCCACTCAGCGCGGTGCCTAAAGTCTGTCGGGTCACACCTTGTACGAACACTGCACGCGCTTCCCGGCTCGCGATACTGTCAGTTGGGTTAAGCCCAAGCTCGGTCAGTATTTGCAGTTGGTTACGGTAGGCGCTGATCGTTTCTGCTGTGACGCCTTTAGTAGCCTCGACTGACCCACTACCAAGCAACCCGAACATCCGGCGAACTGCTTGATCCACGGTGCCTTCAGCTACACCATTGTGCTGCGCCCAAAAGCCGAGGTAGCGCACGCCGTCCTCAACTGATTTGAATTTGGGATCATTGCTCGACGTACCAAATACGTTCTGCATCCGCTCCTGTACTTCACTACTTGCACGCTCAAGACCGCGCAACGGGGTCGGGTTGTTAGCAGTGGCGTCAAGGTCTGAGGCGGGCGCAAGTTCTGAAAGCTGCGACCTGCTGGCTACAGTGGCTTCGGTAATCGTAAGGCTGGCACCTGTTATCTGCGTCACCGCCTGCAACGCCTCGCCGTGCTGTTCCGTAAAGCCCAATGCATCCGGCCCTACTGCACTCACGCTACCGGCAAATGGGTCTCTTGACACAGGAGCATTGCCAGCCACAGATATACCTAGCAGGCTACGGTCTACTGTATCGTCATATCCACCCCCAAGGACATTACTGATCTGGTCCACTAGGGTACTGGCACTTGCCTGCGCCTCCGCCAACATCAGCCTTTGCTTCTCGGCTGCTACGCGAAACTGGTTCTGCTCTTGGTCTAGCGCCAACTGGTCCCGCCGGTTCTGCGTGTCGTATTGACGTTGCAGGTCGCGCAACCTGTCTTGCTGGTAGGAAGTCGCGGCGTTGCTGAGCTGCTGGAACTTGCTGCCCAGCGCTCCGTAGCTGTCGGCCAGACCGCCCAAAGCCCCACGCTTGCGCGCCATAGCGTTCGCCAACTGTCCGAGTGCGCGGCTTTCGCGGTCATCAAGTTGCGGTCGGAAGTAACGGTTACTGAGGTTCGCGACCGGGCTAGCGCCGGGATTCACTGAGCGGATAAATTCGACCATCGTTTAGTAGCCTGTCCCGTAATATGAAGGTGCGTTTGCAATGCCGTAGATGCTACCTAGTCTCAGGTTAGCGTTTGCGTTGCTGAGCTGCTGCATGGTCCCCAAGTAGCTGCGCGTGTTTTGGAAGCCTTGTTGTGTCAGCGATTGGTTCTGCTGCATCGCAGTGCTTTGGCTCTGCATGCTCTGCATGGAGCTGAATGCGTTGGCAAAGCCAGTGATGCCACCGATTGCCGTACCCATCGCCTGCAACCTTGTCTGTTGAGCGCCGATCAACGCAGCTTGCTTGTTGACCTCAATGGCACGCAGAGACGCTGGGCTAATCTTACCGGGCAGCACGCTGGCAATCCGACCTTCCGCCTCGAACTTGGCCTGCTGCTTAAGGTCTTGCCCGTACTCAAACGTCTTGTCGCGCTTGTACGCCAGACGGTTCAAGTTGCGGTTCTTCTCGACCTCGATAGCCGACCGCGCATCACCGACGCTGACACCAGCACGGCCAAGGGTCGCGTTCGTTGCGGCAACGCTTGCCTGCACCTGACGCCCCTGTAGCGCCTGATCGAATGCTGCGCGCTGGATTTCCTTGACGTTCTCAACTGTCTGCTTGTCGAGCTGACCCGACTGTAGGTCGTAAGCCTCAAGCGCCAGCTTCTTGTTCGTCTCGTACTGCTGCTGCTGTTCGCGATACTGCTCGTAAAGCATCTGCCGCTCGACGCTAGCCTGCTCGTAGGCCAACGCCTCTTGTTGCCGTGCAATCCCCGCCTGCTGCCCTGCCATCGCAAGGTTCATAACGGGGCCGATGAAACTAGCTACTGCTGTACACATGCCGGAGCGCCTTTCGCTCTAAGAAAAATCGGTGGAACGTGTGACCGTTCAGCTCTGTTGGTTCGTCCCATTCCGCACCCATCCACGTTAGCCAGCGGCGGTGCAGCTCGTTCTCGCTGTCCACTAGGTTCGTAAAGACGTGACACCCAGCGCGGTCAAACAGCTCAGCAAGCACTGCGCCACTGCGCCGCAAGAACGGTAGCGGGTGCGAGTAGACCCAATCTGTCGTGACCATCCACGCCGTTGCGTAGCTGCCGTTACGCCCGGCCACGCCTGCCAGCGCCACAGCCTCGCCAGTGTCTAACGCCCGTGCGCTGAGCAAGACGTAAGAGACGTGCGCGCTGAACTCGACAGTCTCCTCGACCGTTGCACTCGGGGCCATCCGCAACGCCTCGCGGCGGTCAGCTTCACGCATCTGTTGCGTTAGCGTAATGACGTCGCGCTGACTAGCGGTGCCAACGTGGATCATGCCTGCATACTCTTGGGGCTAATCATGCCTTGCCACTCGATAGTCGTCAGGGTGCTGGGGAACGGGCCGTCATTCGTGAACTTGATTTCAACGCTGTCATTCTTGGCGAACACCGGGAAGCGGAACGCACCGCTCGCAAAGGCTTGCTGACCCAACAGCACGTCAGCGTCTCCGGTCTGCAACGCACCAAAGGCGTACAGTTTTTGCTGCCTGCCCTTTGGCGTGATTGCGCAGGTAAAGCCAGCCGTATCGCTGTACGTCACGGTGGCGTAGCGGAGCTGTAAGCGGCTCTCACTGCGCCCGGTCGCAGAGCCTTGCGGCTTGTAGTAGATAGGCGACTGTGTGTAGGCCATCGTGTAGTCTACACCGACACTGAACGAGGGCAGAACAGCAGTCGTTATGTTGTTAAGCACACGGTCAGCGTCCGTCGCGAACACACCGTCCAGGCGTCCGTAAACAATCGCGCGCGTGTTGTTCATTGTGCTGTCAATCAGAGCCACTAACGCACTGTGTGCTGCCGTGGTTGCAGCGCTTGCAGGGTCTACCGTTGCAGCACCCACGAACGCCAGCTGCGCGGCCTCGAACTGCGCAAGGGTGACGCCGCTAGCTAGCTTCAGGGGAGACATGGCGATGGACGGCACGGTGATGCCAAAGGCAGACGTGTCCGTCAGCACGGTGCTGAACTTTGTGGTGTCAGTCCTGTACGGCAGCTCGATTGCTGACCAGTCCACACCGGAACCAACTGCACCGCCTGTGCTGATTGGGAACTCTGCGCCCTGTGGGTCGTGTGCGTTACCGGTTGCTGGCGTTCGGCCACCCTCGACCACAACGCACTTACTGCGCGGAACCTTCATGTCTAGCAGAATTGGAAATGCCGTTGCGGAAGCGTTCTGGATTTCCTCAAGCTCAACCCTGAGCATGTAAGCCCGAGTGCTGGTTGTACCTAACGACGTCCCGATGCCCGTGGTTTCCTCAAGGGACTTGATGTAGTCCTTTGACGTAACCTCAATGGCGAGGTGCAGGTAGTCCTCGATGACGTCAGCACCGATGATCTTCGTGTCAGCACCCAGCGTCCACTTCGACCACGCGCTTTGCAATCGGTCTCGGTTGGCCTCAAAGAACTTGTAGACAAACATGGTGTTCGGCGCGTCGTGGCTCAGGGCAAACAGCATGCGCTTTTTCTGACTACCTGCGAGCTGAAAGACGTTCGCGGGTATGTACTTAGGCACCTGCGCCGTGATCTCGTCAGCGTCAATAATGGCTGTATCGACCTCGCTGCGAATCTCCATGCACGTCGAGAAGCTGATGTTGTCTTGCGGAAAGAACACCTTTGTGCCCACCGCTATCGGGCGCGTCAGGTTGCTGGCCTCGATGCTGGCTGCTTGCTGCAACAGTGCCGTCGCAGGTGTCAGGGCATTTGGCGCGACTAGCCGGAACTGTGCGCGGTCGCTCATCAGCATCAGCGTGTTGGCGAACGGGACAGCCGACTGAAGGACGTCCACGCGGCCTGTAGACATGGAGATGTCGATGCGGTCGCTGTCGAGCAGTTGCGTTACGGTTGACCGAAAGAAGTTGCTGGTTTGGCCGTAGTCGGTGCTGCTCAGGACCATGTTCTCGTCAGACACGAAGCCTAGACGACCGCCGTGGACGAAGACGTCATTGATCCGGTTGCCAACAAATGACGGCTCGGCATTACTGTCGCCTGATCCGCAAACGCGCGGTGCGTATTGGTGGCGAGTCAGCGCGAAGTAAGGCGTGCCGTCCTCCTCAAAGAGCCGCTGGATTTTGTGCGGCAGGGTGCTTTCATCAAGGATAAAGGGCGTGCGGTAGGTCTCCACGTACTTTTCTTGCCCAAGGTCCGCGATAACGTAGAACCCGTCCCCACCGATGTCACCGCCAACCAGATTGACCGCCCCCGCCGTCGCGCTACTCAGCGCAGGCAGGTCTTGAAATGTTGCAACTGCTGCGTAGTCGTTAGTCTCAACCTCAAAGTGCTGCAACGCCCCATCAGCGGTAGGTGTGACGTTAGGTAAAAGGTCTGGCCCCGCCCACTCAGACTCGACGTCGTTACCGATCCACAGGTTGATGATGTCGTTTAGCAGGCTGCGTTGAGGTCCGGCAGCGTTGTCAAAACCTACGGCTCCTTTAATCTCCACGACTTGAAAGCTGCTACCACTGCGGACGTAATGGATAGTGTCGGCTGGGTCAGTAGAGGGGCGTACAGTCATGTTATCAAAGTCAACGTCAGGTGACGTATGCGCCCGGTTTGCGGGTCCAGCGTAGCTGTGCCAAGAGCTATGGTCGTTTATGCGCAGACCTCGAAATGTCGCCCCGGCGTCATCTGATATTTCCACAACACCTTGCGCGTTGACCCGTAGATCGTGGACGAACGCGCGCCCGTTGACACTCGTTACAGCGCCATTAGGTCCGTAGGTGGTCTGCGTCTTGCTGACGTACTGCACGTCGATTGTGCTGCTTGTGGAGTTAATGGCAGTAACCTTGCGCGCAAACCACGGGCGAGTCAGAAAGTCCGCCGGACTCGTGCCGTTACTACTGGTCGCATGTAAGCTGTTGGCTATTACGTCTGACAAGTCCATCGAGTTCACCAGTGACCCGACAGCCGGTAGGCAGAAATGGTTGCTCTGGTATCTGGTACTAATGGCAGCGCCAGTGTCAGGTCGCGTGGTGTTAATAGAGTCCCGCAGGATTAGGCCAGTGAAACCAGAAAATGACTGGCCAGCCCCAACTGCAAAATTGAATACTCTGTGCGCCGTCACACCGTCATCTAGGCGAAAGAAGCTGCTAATAACTGCGGCGTCATGCACGAGACGAAACGTCTTGGAGCTTAGTGACGTGCGCGTAGCGGTAAAGTTGTTAGCGCCGTCATCACCGCCTGTACCACCACGCTCAGTGTCGTAGGCGAGCTGGGGAAAGGCGGCAAAGTGATGCTGTTCAAATGGCGTGTTCTCCCCGCCGCTCGCTGTCACGTTGCGGTTAAGCACGAACGTCGTGTCGGCAACGGTCGTGAACCGTAAGCTGCCGGTAAAGTCTGTCATGACACCGCCCGAACCGTCCGACGTCAGGTAGCTTGCCGAAGAAGCACCATCTGTCTCAACACGCAGCGCTTGGCCCGTGTCAGCATCAAAGGCGCGCAGCCCGGCAGCGTCCACTATCAGAGCGTAATGCTCAGTGGTGTCGCGGTTGATGAAGTGCGTTGCGGCCTTGTCGCTGAACGTCGGAGCGGTAGTCGTACCGTAGTCGTACAGCTCACCAAGCCACTCGGTCGCCTGACGCTTCTGCATGCCGACAACTGGCGACAGAAAGGCATTCTCGATCTCACTGCCGGTGTTGCTGTAGCGCAGGTTCTCACTCTGCTGCGAGACGCCGCCAACAAGGTCGGGGATCGTGTTACTTATCAGCGGCATTAGCGAAACAACCCCGTGCGGTGAACGATACGGGCCGTGCTGATGTTGTCGGCAATCATGTTGTAGCCGCCCACGTTCGTTTCTTCGTTCATTAGCTGCGTGTAGGCGGTCATCTCATCCATGCGGTCTGACTGCGCTACGCTCTCGCTGCTAATCGTGCGCTCTTGGAAAATCCGCGCAGCTCGCAAGGCAATGAAGCGGCGTGCGGTCTCTGGCAGCTCGTCAAACGGGAGACCAATCGTCTGGTCAACGGTGATGTCGTGGTCGAACTGGTAGCTGTGGGTCAGTCGGTTGTACAGGTAAGCGCCTCGCTGCACGATGGGCAGGTGGCTGTCGTTACCGCTTGGCTTTACCCGCAAGACGTTCGGCGCAAGGACAATGCGGCCTTCAAGGTTGCGGGATAGTGCGATTTGTACGTCAGTGTTCCAATGAAAACTTTGAGTTTGCAGCTCGCGCGTGACGTTGCGCACGGTGTCTAGGGCCATCGTCGCGTCTACAACGGTGTCATCCTCAAGGCTCTGAACGGGCGTCTCGCCAATGTTCATCAAGCAGGTGTTGACGGCTTCAAGTTCAGTGGTGGCTGTGACAGGGTTGCCCATGAGGTTCGTCTCCGCTGCGAATAAGGGAAAGGGGTAGCCCGAAAGCCACCCCTAAAAGCTAGACCTTACAGGTCGGTCGGAGCGTTACCGGTGATACCGATCATGCACTCAGGGCGCAGGACGCCGTGGCCCACAGCCATCTTGGACACCATCAGTGTACCGAGGCGGCGGGGATCGTAAGAGCTTTCGGAGCCAAGACCCAAGAGCTGCACAGTACCCAAGGCTTCTGGGTGCATGATGAGCGCCAAGAAGTTCGACATATCCGCGTTGTACTGGCTGCGGAAATCAGGGAAGCGGTCAGTGCCGCCGATCTGGTCAGCGCCGCTCAGCGAGCCGTGGTTGATTGCCATGTTGGTCGTCTTGACAACCTGCATGCCCGCAATCCGCATGACGGATGCTTCCGAGTAATCACCATTGTTCGACACGAAGTCGCGGTTCAGAATCTTATCGTTCTGCACCAGACCGTAGTAGATTGCTGGGGAGACGTAGACGTAACGGTCAGATTCCGGAACGAACTTCTCGTCCAACTTCTGTGCCGCCAAGTAACAAGCGTCAATCAGCTCGGCTACGGTGTTGGTAGTCTGGTCGCCACCGGAACCATCAGCATCTACAACGCCAGTGACTGCCGCGTTGATGTTAATCGCTTCAGCGACACCTTGGTCGGCAAGCGCACCGGACGGAGACAGAATCTCTTTACCGGCAGCGGCGAACAAGTTGCGGTCGTAGGTCAAGGCAAGTGCGCGACCCATCTGGTTAGTGAACTCACCGCGAACGTCGTAGTGGTTCTTGGCTTCTTCAATATCTGCAATGAAGGTATGCGCTACCAACATATCATCAATGGTCAAGATGCGCTCATCTTGCTTGATTGATTTACCGAGGAGTTCTGCACCCGCAGAGTGGTATTCCGCAATGGTCTTGCCGATTGCTGGGAACTGAGCAGATTTGCCCGACTGGATGGTACGCACACGGGTCCGCTCACGCAGCACGGTGTTTGCATCAAAAGCCGCCTGTGTCTCACCGGACCAAAGGCGAAGGAACAGCTCGTTGTTCGTGTCCCACTGGCCCTGTGCTGTTGAAGCAGTGGCGTTATAAGACGTGGTGTAGGTAGAACCCGACCCGATACCGAGGCGGGAAACTGTTGCGTTAGACATGTCATGTCCTTTCTTAACTGCAACTGAATTGATTTCTCGCGCGGTTGTCCCGTAGGCGGGGCCGACAGTCTTAGCGCTGGCAGAGGGCCGAACGCGCTAAGTTATTTTGCAACACCTGCGTCTGGGTCTTGATCGTGTCCGCTGGGGAAACGTAGATGGGGAGCCAGATTGTGCAGGTTTGCTCTCTAGTCTCCGCGATACCAGCCTTTTGCGCGCAACTCGCGACGGACAGCATCATCAGTGTCCATGCGATTAACTTCATTGCGCGCTTCAGCAGCATCACGAATCCCAGATGTTTTCTTGCGTGTCTTCAGTAGGTAGCCCGTGACAGCGACTCCCGCTGCAAAGGCTGACAGCCAACTAAGCAAAGACTTCACCGTCTGCCCTTTCGCCAATCGTCAACACGCAACGCAATGATATAGCAAAAAGATAACGCTAGCGCAACGAATGCAACCCAAGTGTAGTCTTGAACGAATGACGCAATCTCGCGCGCTGGTGCAATGGCAGGCGCAGCAGCCGTCAAACCTGACACAATAGCGGCAGGTACAGCGGCCTTGATCGTGCGGCTCTCCGTTAAGGTCTGCCGGACTTTCTTGATGGGTGTCAGGAACAGCTCGCTCTCTGCCTTGCGGCGCTTGATAAGCCCAGCGTACTGACGACCACCCGCGTAGACCCACTTGTGGAACTCTTGGCTGGCCATGTTGCGCTTACCAAGGTTTAGGTTTTTCAGCAGCGTGCTGCTCGTCAGCCCTTGGATGCCGACGTTGTAAGTGAAGGACACCAAAGCGTCGAACTGGTTTTGATTGATGTCTACCAGCACAGCAGCGCGGACGGCATTCTCATAGCGCGTGATCGTCTTTAAGAACATATCGACCACCTTGCCGTGCGTGTAGGTGTCACCCTCGCGCAAGTAGTCCACGTCATGTGTTGTCGTCCCGTAGCCAACTGTCAGAATGGGCGTAGACGCCAGCTTGTCAGTGTAGACGGTCCGATACTTTAACGGCGTCTCGCTCGGTCCGCCGGGGAACGGGGTGGTGCCGTCAACTAGCTCAAGCGACACCCCCGCCTCGTAGTAAGCGATTAGCGCTATGCCGCGCTCGCTTAGCCGCATCATTGCATTGCCGCCACTTTGCGCTCGACTTCCTCGCGGAACGCTGGGTCACGCCGGTAACGCGGGTCTTGCATTGCGCTGACCATCTCGGCTGTAGACCGGAAGCCATCGGGCTGTGCCTGACCGCGACCACTGACCGTCTGCCGTGGCTCTTGCGCGCCGGTAGCTGACGCAAAGTCCGTGCGGATTTGGTTCATCGCCATTTTAACCGTCGTCACGTCATTCGAGTTGAGCATTTCGTTAAGGCGCTCAATCATCGTCTCGTCATAAGACTGCCCTGCCCACGCTTGCATCTGAGACACCATCTCGTCCCCGCCAAACTCATTGACGATAGACTGTCTGTTGGCCTCCGCTTCCCGCACGCGCATGTCGCGGACTTGTTCGACAAAGGAACGCGGGATGCCCATCTTTTCAAAGTTCTCAATGGTTGCCTCGCTCAGCTCACCGCTGTTCTCCAAGAACTCTTGCTCTGCCGAGGTGATGAGACCATCCATTTCGGGCGTTGGCTCACGGCTTCCCATTTTCTTCTCAAGTTCACCGTAAGACTTGGCTAAGTCCTCCGGCGTCTTGAACTTCTCGGGTAGCCACTCGGGGCGCTGCTGCTCAACTGGTGTCTCCTCTGCGGGAGCTTGCCCGGCTTCCATCGCCGCCACCTGTTCCTCAAGGGACGGCGGTGCGGCTTGCTCTTGGTCGGGCATGGGTAAGTTAAGTTGCTCAGTGGTCATTGTGTAGCTTCACCTTGTTGCTGCTGCATGTATTGCTCTTGCGCGGCGGCAACGGCTTGCGGTGCTGCGCTTTTGGCAATCTCTGCGGCTTGTTGTTGTTGCATGGCTTGCTGTTGAGCCATCTGCTCTTGCTGCCGTTGCTCAGCCGACTTGACGAGACCGTCCATCTCGATGCCAAGGGCAGCACCGGTCCGCTTAACGAACTCGTCCATGTTGAGGTAGCCCTGTAGAATCTCAGGACCAAGCTGACCGACAAACTGAAAGAACGTCTGAAGGTTCTGAAGGTCGTTAGCGCGACCAAGTGCAGCCGTGCCTGTCACGATGCTCGGCTCAACCATACCGTCTTGTAGCTTTGGCAGGCGTTGCTGCTGCTGCATGCGTTCCATCAGTCGCCGGACAAAGACCAACTGGAACTCGTTGGACAGCATGGAGTAAGTGCCGCCAAGGGCTGTCTCAAGGGCGTTGATCTGAGCGCGAACCTCAAAGGCCGTCGTGCGCTCACTGTTCCTGACC